ACGGCCCCTGCGTTGAAGGCATACGAGGAGGCCACGGCCACGGCGTGGAAGGCATACAAGGAGGCTACGGCCCCAGCGTGGAGGGCATACGAGGAGGCCACGGCCACAACGTTGAAGGCACACGAGGAGGCCTCGGCCCCTGCGTGGAAGGCATACAAGGAGGCCACAGCCACGGTGTTTAAGGCATACGAGGAGGCCGCGGCCACGGCGTTTGAGGCATGCGAGGAGGCCAAGGCCACGGTGTTTAAGGCATACGAGGAGGCCGCGGCCACGGCGTTGATTGATATCATCTTTGGCGGCGAAGGGGGCGGCGATGCTTGAGCAGCAAGGCAGCTTGTTCGGGCGGCCGATCACGGCTCGCGACCTCCACGACGCGAGGCCCCCGAAGCCCACCGATCCGACCGTCAACGCAGCCGAGAAGCCTCGGCTCATCAATCAATCACTGTTGATCCTCGAGCGGCTCAGGCGAGGACCGGCGACGGCCCGCGAGCTCGTGGGAATCGCCCTGAACTACCGAGCTCGAATCAGCGACCTACGGGCGGCGGGCCACAACATCCCCGAGCCCACCGAGGACCACGCAACGGGCTATTCCCTGTACACCCTCATTCAATGAGGACCGGCCATGCATTGGTTTAGGGTCTATGACGCGATCATTGATGACCCCAAGATCCAGCGTTTGCCGGTCGAAGTTCGCTGGTTCTACCTCGAAATCTTGTGCGTGGCGAACCGGCAAACGCCGCGCGGATCACTCCCGCTCGCCGTCGATATTGCATTCCTCTTGCGATCCGACGAGGCGACCATCAAGCGAAATCTCAAAGCCATTCTCGACGCCGGATTGATCGAGAAGGGCGATGTAACCCTTTGGCGTGTCCACGGTTGGGAGGCTCGCCAGCAAAAGAGCGACAACGCGGCGGAACGAATGCGAGCGTACCGACGCGGCGGAACAGACGGCGAACAATCAGCCGAACATGTTCGGAACAAGAAAGCGAACATGTTCGGAACATGTAGCGTTCCTAATAGAGTAGAGAAGAGTAGAGGAGAGAAACTCCCCCTCACCCCCTCATCCGAGGGGGGCGAGAAATCTGCCCCAAAACGGGAACGGAAGCCCGACCTCCCTGAGCATGTCCCTCTGTTGGAGCAGGCGGCGGCATGGTGGGGAATCCGCTCCGGCCCTCCGGTTGTTCGCCGGCTCCTCCGGTCCTATAAGCTCCCGAGCGTCGAACGCGCCATGGCCGAGCTCCGGAGGATCGCCGGAGAGGAGCCTTTCGACCGGCGACGGCTCGAGGGTATTTGCCGGTCGATCGACTGCGGCCTATGGGGCAATGCCCCCACGATCGCCGCGCACTCCAGGGCTCCCGAGCCTCCGGCGCCGCCGCTCGTGTTCACTCGCGCCCCGATCGGCTGGGATAAACCCCCCGCGAGGAGTGCCGACGCATCATGACCCCCGAAAGCTATCTCCCACCCCAGAACCTGGAAGCCGAGCGAGGCGTGATCGCGGCGGCGCTGATCGATCCGGAGACGCTCCACGATACGGCGGCGATCCTCAAGGCGGGCGCGTTCTTCCGAGAGGCTCATCAGACGATATGGGCGGCCATCCTGCGACTCTTCGACGCCGGATCGGCTATTGACGCGGTGAGCCTTGCGGACGAGTTGACGCGACGCGGGCAGTTCAAGGCCGTGGGTGGGCACGAGGCTATCGGGGAGATCGTTAACAGCGTGCCCCACGCCGCAAACGCGACGTTCCACGCCAAAGTTGTGCACCAAAAGGCGACGGCCCGAGGGGTAATCCAGGCTTGCGAGGCCACGTTGCGGGATGGCTACTCGGGGACGCTCACGGCGTCGGAGCTCGTGGCGGTTGCCGAGTCGCGAGTTTTCGCCATCAGCGAGGCCGAGGCGACCGGCGACACTCGCGATATGGCCGACGTGGTTGGGGACGCCTATATCGCGATCGAGAACCGCAAGCAAGGCCGGGTCGATGGCGTGCGAACCGGCTTCGCCGATCTCGATTACCACCTAGACGCGATGCAGCCCGGCGCCCTCGTGATCCTCGCCGCGCGGCCGTCCCAGGGCAAGACCGCGATGGCGATGGGGATTTCCTCTCACGTCGCCGGCAACTATCCCGGCTATGTCCTCTTCGTCTCGCTGGAAATGGGACGTCAAGAGGTCGGAGAGCGGCTCCTCTCCGCTACGGCCAACATCCCGGGCGATAAGCTCAAACGACCCTGGGGAATGTCGGACGCCGAGCGGGAAAGGCTCGCGAACGCAGCCCATGAGCTCCAGCGATCGCGAATCAAGATCGACGACACGCCCTTGCGGACGCTCACCCAGATCGGCGCGAACGCTCGCCGGGTCGCGTCTCGCTCCGGCCTCTCGCTCCTCGTGATTGACTACTTGTCCTTGATCGATGGCCAACGCCAGAAAGGGGAGAACCGGCAAGAGGAGGTAGCGCGTTTGTCTCGCGGCCTCAAGGCCCTCGCCCGGCAACTATCCTGCCCCGTGCTGTGCCTTTCCCAGCTCAACCGGCACTCGGAGAACCGCGGGAAGGATCGCCAACCCCGGCTCTCGGATCTCCGCGAGTCTGGGCAGATCGAGCAGGACGCGGACGCGGTGGTAATGCTCCATCGCCCGTCGTTCTATGACCCGAACGACCAACCCGGTATCGCCGAGGTCATCATTGCCAAAAACCGCAACGGCCCGACCGGCGCGGTGAAACTCGTTTTCGTCGGTGACTGCACACGTTTCGATTCCCTCGCACCCAATTACCCCGAAGTGGAGAACCCGAATCATGGCCAACCCTACTGACGACGCCACGCTTGAGACCATCGAGAAGGCCCCTGGCGTGCCCCAGGACGAGCCCGCGACCGACGCCCCGGTAGATTCGCCGTCCGACGTCGACAACGCCTCCTGCGGCGAAATCGAGATCGACGAAGCCGACCTGATCGCCAAGGCCGAATCGCTCGACGAGATCGTGGCGCAGGGAAAGCTCGTGGATGAACTGAAGAGCCAGACCGAGGCGGCTCAGAACGCCTACAAGGCCAAAAAAAACGAGTGGGAGGCGCAGGTCAACCGGCTCACGTCGCTGATTCGCAAGAGCGCGGAGAAGCTTCCCCTCTTCGACCGAACGCCGGAGCCGACGGAGGACGGCGACGAGGACGACGACGCGTGGCGCAATGAGCCGCTCGCTCAGCTCGCCAACCACGGCTGCCCCGACTCGGTTATCAAGGCCCTGGAAGATGCCGACCTCCTCACGTTCGGACAGTTCACCGACTGGACGAAGAACGGGATGCGGAAGCCGGAGGATATCCCGGGCATCGGCGCGGCGAAGGCGGAAACCCTCCTGGACTCCATGACGAGCTTTTGGTCCGCGTGGGCGATGGGAGAGCAACGGAAGCTTGACGCCTTGGCGATCGAAGGGGCGAAGGCGGCCGAGGACGCGCGGAAGCGAAAGATCGCCGAGCCTGCCGCTTACCTCGACAGCCCCGCGGGGCTCGTCAACCTCGGAGTCGAGGCCACGGCGCGGGCGGCGGCCAACCTCCTCGAGACGGCAAAGACCGTCCATTCGGCCGACGACAGCGGCGGCCCCGGAGTGGTTGAGGTCAAGAAGTCTCGCAAGCGAAAGGCGGGCTAACGCAGGACGCACGGCGGGCCACGGATGGCCCATCACCCACGAAAGGCGGGTTTACCCGTGGGCATGACTTACGCGGATGCGGTTCGCAACGGCATTGGCCATCTTCACCCCGCGGCAAGCGGGGCGAGGGTGGCAATCCCCCCGGCCATCGCTGCGGCCATCGCTGCGGCAAAGCCGATTCAGCCGACCAAGCCGGCCATCGTGAAGCCCGAGCCGAAGCCGAAAACCAAGGCCAAGAAGGCTCGCAAGGAGAAGGCGCCGCCGGCCTATCTGAGCGAGGAGCCTATCGGCGGGAAGGCCCCGAACCGGTTTGATTCGGCGCTTGAATGGGAGTTCTGGGGGAAACTCTGGGCATCCTTCGAGGCCGGCCACTGGTGCGAGGTTGACGAGCATTGCCTCAAGGTGCGGGCTATCGCTGATGTGTCTTGGTACACGATCGATTTCGTTGCCAGGAACCACAAGCGACACCGAACGATCTTCGAGACCAAAGGGTATTGGTACCCCAAAGATTGGGCTCGGTTCCTCGGCGCCGTCACCCGCTACCCCGAGTGGCGATGGGTGGTTGTCGAGCAACCGAAGCGCGGCCAGTGGGATTGCTACGACGTTACGGCGGCGGGGAAATCCAAGGAAATCTGGCGGCCGGAGTGGCTCTACTGAGGAGGCCATTGATGGGCACGATTCTAATCGTTGAGCCCTCGCGATCGGGGGCGGCAATCTCGTCATGCGGGCGGTTTCGTTTCGTCCTGTGGCGAACGTGGGGCGAGGCCGACGAGTGGGGAAAGCCGCGTAGGGCGGCTAACTTCATCATGCTTAACCCATCGACGGCTGACGCATCGAAGGATGATCAGACCATCCGACGTTGCATCGGATTCGCGAAGCGGTGGGGGCTCGATGGCATCACCGTGACGAACCTCTACCCATTTCGAGCGACCCACCCCCGCGACCTCTGGAAGGCCGAGGATCGGGAAGGCCCCTGGGCCAAGCATTCACTGGACCGCGTGAATGATCGCGCCATTATCGGGCATGCGAAGGGCGCGGCGGTTGTCGTGTGTGCGTGGGGGGCGAATGCCAAAGAGGATCGATCCGAATGGGTCCTGGACTACCTGATTCGCCGGGGGATTGAGCCTCGCTGCCTCGGCACGACGAAGGGCGGCCAGCCCCTTCATCCCCTCCGGCTTCCGAACCGAACCGAACCGCAATGGTACCCGAGAGTAGACCATGCCTAAAGCCAAGCCCAAGCCGAAAGCCAAGCCCGCGCCGGATATCCCGGCAGCGGCAATGCAACTCCTCGACGTGCGCCAGATCGCGGCCGCGCTGCGGGTGGATCGCGTCACCGTCTACCGCGAGATCGCCTCGGGGAAGTATCCCCGGGCGGATCTCTATATCGGTCGCTCGCCACGTTGGCGGGTGAGCACACACAACACCTGGATTGAGGGCAAGAGATGAAATTCTATCTAGCTGCACGGTACTCGCGGCGTGAAGAACTGAACGCCTATCGCCGCGATCTCGAGGCCAAGGGGCATAAGGTGACGAGCCGTTGGCTCGACGGGACGCACCAACTCGGCGGCGACGGGTTGAGCGTCCAGGCGGCCGACGCGGAGCGGGAGCGGTTCGCCACCGAGGATTGGGCGGATCTGATGGACGCTCACGCCGTCGTCAACTTCACAGAGTCGCCGCGGACTCACGCCGGCCGGGGCGGGAGACATGTCGAGTTCGGGGCGGCCCTGGCCAAGGGTAAGCCGTGCATCGTCATCGGCCCCAGGGAGAACGTGTTTCATCACCTGCCCCATGTCAGCGTTCGCGGTTCGTGGTGGGAATTCCTCGCCACGGTCCCGGATATCACCAAGGGCGAATACGACTATAAAAGGCTGGTAGACTAATGGCCTCGGCCTTCAAGCGATCGAGGCAGAAGCGAGCGGGCGGCCGTTGGACGGCGGCCTATCTCGACGCCAACGGCGTCCGCAAGTACCGACGCGGGTTCACGGACAAGGCGCGTACCCTCGAGCTCGCCCGTAAGCTCGAGGGTGAGGCGCAATTGGTCCGCGATGGACTCCTTGACCCCAAGGACCAAGCCGCACGCTCGGCGGCAATCAAGCCGCTTGCCGAGCACATCGAAGCTTTCCGCGGCTACCTCCTCTCGAAGGGGGACACCGCGGGCCACGTCAACCACGTCGCCGGGGCGCTCTCGCGACTCTTCGCGGACTCGGGCGCCGCGCGTCTCGCGGAGATGCGGCCGGAGCGGCTCCAAGCCTCGCTCGCTGCGATCCGCGGGGCTCGCTCGCCACGGACGGCCAACCACGCCCTGGGATGCCTCAAAGGCTTCCTGCGATTCCTGGCGGGCTCTGGCAGGCTCGCCGAGCTCCCCGGGTGGCTCCTCATGCTCCGTCCGTTCAACGAGCGTGTGGACCGCAAGCGGGTTCGGCGCATCCTGACCCCAACCGAGGTTAGGCTCTTGCTCGCGGCGACAAGGAAGGGGCCACCGATCGAGACGCGACGAGGCCAGCGGGCGGGGAAACGGGATCCCGGCGCGGCGAGAGTCATGACCGGCGAACATCGGTACTGGCTCTATCGCCTGGCACTCGAGACCGGCCTGAGAGCGTCCGAGCTCGGCTCGCTGACCCCCGAGTCATTCGACCTCGACGCGGGGACCGTCACGGTTGCGGCGGCCTACTCCAAGCACCGTCGCGAGGATGTGTTGCCGCTCGCGCCATTCACCATCATGGGGCTTGGCGCCTACTTCATCGGCCTTCGCCCCGGCGATCAGCTTTTCGCCATCCCGGCGAAGTGCGGAGAGATGCTCGCCCGCGACCTCAAAGCTGCTCATGTCCCGATCGCGACGGCGGCCGGGGTGGTCGATTTCCATTCGCTCCGTCACACGTTCATCTCTGACCTCGTGGCGCGGGGGACTGACGTTAAAACCGCTCAAGAATTGGCGCGGCACTCGACGCCCAATTTGACAATTGGTAGATATTCCCATACCAATGAGCAGCGGAAACGCGCCGCAATCCAGGGGATCGACGAGACCGGCTCGGCCGGGGAAGGTGAGGACGCATGAATTCGCGGGCGATTGACTGGCAGTGGAAGGCCGCGCCGTTGGACCTCCTGCGGAAGGATCCCCAGGCGTTGACCGTTGGCGCGGCGGTCGTCTCGCGGCTTGAGGCCCTCGAGGAGTCGCGGCCGTTCCATTGGCTTCATGACCTGATCTACCAGGGGCAGGCGATCGAGTGGGCTCTTAGTGTGCTCTCGGCGCACGTCAAGCCCGGCGACAACGCGCCGGAGATACTGCGGCCCAGGGCGAAGGAGTGGGCGGCTTTCTTGAGGCGATGAACAGTACAGCGGGCACGGCATTCACGAGAACCGACACGAGCACGAAAGGACAGACCATGAAGGCTGAACAGCTCGACGCGGCGGCAGAGATCATCAGGCTTCGGGCCATCGTCGACTCCGGAGTGAGCGGAATGAAGAAGTCGAAACAGATGCTCGAGGATATGCAGGGGGTGACAACATCACCGCGGGCCGATCTCGCGGCGATGACCAAGGAACGCGACGACGCGCGAGCCGAGCGGGACGCATGGCGACGCTTCCGGAGCTCGGTCGAGCAGGTGAGCAAGGACATGCACAATGACGGCCCGAGGTGTTTCGGCCTTGCCCGTGCCATGCTGAGGTCTGCGATCCATACTCTAGATTCCGCCCTCGCCACGCCCGCCGCTGACGGCACAGCGGAAACGCCAGGCGGGGAGGAGAGCGACGAGGCCCCCGAGCTTGCCGAGATGCGGGCAGAGCGAGACCGACTAAGGGTTAAGCTGCGAGAGATCGCGGATTACCTGGCCGACGATGGCCCCATTGATCCGAGCTACCCGGAGACCATACGGCGTTTCGCCGATCCCACCCCGAGTCTGGAGCTAACGCAACCCGTCGGCGGGCTCTGCGGCCACTCACCCCCCGATCTCTATGTCAGCGAGGGTTGCTATTTGCTCTGGCAGTGCAAGTACTGCGGGGCGAGACTTCATTGCAGGAACAACGGAGACTGGAAGCCCGGCTGGCCCTCCGATGACGGTACAGCAGAAACGCCAGCAGGCGGTGGCAATCAATAGCAACCGTTCACTATGCCCAGCAACACCAAACGGCAATCCCGGGATGCTCTTCCGGGTGGCCGAAATCGACGTAACCGCAAGTCCTACCAGCTACTAACGTTGCAAGCACCCCGAATGCCCCCCGTAGGACTCGAACCTACAACCCGCTGATTAAGAGTCAAGGAGTCGTGATTCATAACTCCTGACGTGTCAAAGGGTTTATGTCGAGCCACGGGGGCGCGTGTCGCGTATGCGACAGCAAAGCGCCGAGAAATCCCGTCCCGAGGCTTAAAACACAGGGTGAGACACTATGACCCAAGTCGCTCGCTTGACCCCTCCCTTGAAGTGGCACGGCGGAAAGCACTATCTCGCGTCGCGGATCGTCGCGCTGATGCCGCGGCATACCCACTACGTCGAGCCCTACGCCGGGGGGCTCGCGGTGCTCTTGGCCAAAGACCCGGAAGGCGTCAGCGAGGTCGCCAATGACCTCAATGGGCGGCTTACCAATTTCTGGACGGTGCTCCAAGATGATGCGCGGTTTCCGCTGTTCTGTCGCATCGTCGAAGCGACTCCGTTTTCGGAGGTCGAGTGGAGCGCTGCTGACGCCTTGGGCGATGAACCCGATTCCTTGCGAGCGGCCGTCAATTTCTTCGTCCTCTGCCGTCAGTCGCTCGCGGGCCGAATGGCCCACTTCGCGCCGCTCTCGCGGACCCGGACGCGGCGCGGCATGAACGAGCAGGCCTCGGCATGGCTTGCGGCCGTCGATGGCTTACCCGCTGTTCACGCCAGGTTGCGGCGGGTTGTCGTCCTCAACCGCCCGGCCCTCGACGTGATCCGGTCCCAGGACGGGCCAGGCACGCTGTTCTATCTCGATCCGCCTTACCTGGGCTCGACCCGATCCTCTCCCGACGTCTACGCCCACGAGATGAGCGATGCGGATCACGGGGAATTGCTCGACCTCATACGAGGCGTTCGGGGCAAAGTGATGATCTCGGGTTACGAGTCCATCGTCTATGACTGCCTGTTGCCCGGGTGGCACCGCCACACGTTCGACCTCCCGAACAATGCGGCCGGAGGGGAGACCAAGGCACGCAAAACCGAGGTTTTGTGGTGCAATTTCTGAAGTGTGTCAGTTGGCAATTTTTAATGTCTCGGGGTAAAACAACTTACGTGATCGGGTGTGTCAGTCTCCGCTTTAGGTAGGCAGTCCATTCAGAAAGGTGGAGTCGATGTCTTGGACGCGAAGCGACGGAGGCCAGGTATGCACACCCAGGAATGAGACCAAGCGGGCTGATGCGAAGGAGCGGGCGAAGGCGGTCGCGATGGCGGCTCTCAAGGACCAAGGATGGTCCTATCGCGAGATCGGCGCGTTCTTCGGGATCAAGCACATGGAGATAGTACGGCGAATCATCAGCCGTGTTCCGGCCGAAGCAAGGGGGATGCGTGGCACGGCGAAACTTGTGGGCTGATTACCTGCCTCCTGATCCGCCGGCGCCGTCGGGTCTCCCGAATCTCCCCAGCCTCGTGCCGATCTTCGGTTGCCGGTCGTTCACCCCGCAAACAACCTGCCATGATCTTCATCGGGGGGACATCCCCTCTCACTCCTACCTCTACTGCCCGATCTGTCATCGGACGGGCAGCGATGCTCAATCCCGAATCGACCGAGGCCCACTGAGGCCGCCAGTCGAGCCCACCGACCCTGAAATCCTCTTGCAGTATCCAGGCCCCACGAGCCCCACGGCATACCGGCCGGGGGTTCGCCGGGGCGGGACGGGATAGCACAAAGCGACGGCGACGGGTTGAAAGCCTACTTCCCCAGGCCGGGTGTGAAGCCGGCCAAATACACGCCTTTCGATAGCGCGAAGTCACAACCTGTAGCGGCGCCCTCCGGTTTGGTGTGAGCAGGCCGGGGCACTCCCGAGAATTGCCGATTCGCTGGGGAGTGAACGTGAATCGGTCGGTAGCAGCCGGCTGTCGCGACTGCGGGCGGCCCGGAGCCCGATAAAGCCTCACCCGTCTGTGTGTCGGATGACGGGGTAACCGGCGTGCCAAGGTCGGTAACGCTTGGCACCAAATACCTTGAACGGCGGGCCGGGCTCGTGTCATCGGACACCCCCCGGCCCGCCACCGTTTACCAAGGGGTTTACCGTGAACCATCTCCTGCACTGGTCTGATAGCGTCGGGAAGTGGTTCGCCGGGCTCTCCCTCTTCGGCGCGGCGATGCAAGAGCAGGCCCTAGCCTACTCCGCGGCCCTGACTGCGATTCTCGCCACGCTCCTACCGCACATCCTCAAGAGCTACCGCGACTATCGCTCGGAGAAGCGGGCCGAGGATACCGCCGACCTAAACCGCCAAGAATACGAGCTCGCCCTGCGAGAGCGATACCGACTCGAGGAGCGGGCTAAGATCCTCGCGGATCGGATCAAGGAAATCGAGGGCGACGATGTCCCTTGATCTCGGCGAGACGATCGTTGCGTGCGTCCTCGGCGGCCTGTGGCTCGCGGTGCTTCTCTTCGACTGGAGCGATCATGCTTTCCGACGATCGACCGGACGAAGCGAGCGAGGAGAGCCCCCCCGAGGATGGGAGCGAGGAAGCCGAAGCCCCCCCCGAAGTCGAAGACCCCGGGATTGACCAGCGGCTTTGGGTTCAAGCCTGCCTCAAGGTGGTTGCGGCCCACACGATGGACCCGGACACGCCAACGCGAGTCCAGTTCGCTCTCGATCGGCTCGCCATCGCCGCGGCCGAGCGTTGCGTGAGGATCCTTCACTCCGACCTGAGAGAGGAAGAATGACTGATGCCGACCCCTCCGCTTTCCCCGGGCAAGGCCGCGGCGATTCGAGAGCTTCTCGAGCAAGGGCTCTCTCATCGGGCCATCAGTGACCGGCTCGGCGTCGGCCTGGGGACCGTGAGCAACGTGAGGCGAGCGGACACGCAGCAGTCGACGGCGACGGCGACGGCGAAGGATGCCCCGAAGTGGGAGAAGGCCCGGGCTTTGCTCGCCAAGGGGCGATGCACGCTCGAAAGCCTCGCGATCGCGGCCGGAACCAGCGACCTCGACGCGGCGGTTTGGCTCTCCGGACAGAAGGCGGCCGGGCTTAATGTCGTCGAGCTCAACGGCTCTTACACCGTGCCCAAGGCGCCCGCCTACGGCGCCGCCGGAGAGCAAGTCGAGATCTACAGCGACAGCGACAGCGTATTCCGCTTCGGGTGCTCCACGGATCAGCACTTGTGCAGCAAGTACGCCCGGGTTGACTGCCTGCACTGGCTCTATGACCGATTCGCGGCCGAGGGGCTTGAGGCGGTCGCGAACTGCGGGAACTGGATCGACGGTGAAGCCCGATTCAATATCCATGACTTGCTCGTGCATGGGATGGACGCGCAGCTTGATTACCTCGTCGAGCACTACCCGAGTCGCGAAGGGGTCACGACTTACGCCGTTGCTGGTGACGACCATGAGGGGTGGTATTGCCAGAAATTCGGCGTCGACATCGGCCGACACGCCGAAGACCGATTCATCGCGGCCGGTCGCTCCGACTGGCGGAACATCGGGTTCATGGAAGGCCGAATCAGCCTCGTGAACTCGCAGACCGGTAAGGCTTCCTCGCTGATGCTCGTTCACCCTGGCGGCGGCAGCGCCTATGCCCACTCCTATCAGCCGCAGAAGTTGGTTGAGAGTCTCGAGGGTGGGACGAAGCCGGCAATTCTGCTCATCGGCCACTACCACAAGCAGTCTTTCAACCGGATCCGCAACGTCTACACGGTGCAATGCGGGACGACGCAGGAACAGACACCGTTCATGCGCAAGAAGCGGCTCGAGGCTCACGTCGGCGGCGCCATCGTCGAAGCCCGGCAAGACCCGGAAACCGGCGCGATCCTGAGTTGCACGGTCGAGCTTATCGGCTACTTCGACAAGGGTTACCACGTCGGCAATCGGTGGAGCTACGCCGGCCCGGTGAACCATCCCGTGAGGGCATAGGCAATGAGTGAGCGACCCTACGAGTACACCGAGATTCGACCGTGCAAGCGGTGCGATTCCCGCTCTGCTTACCACGAGCCGCGCCGGGGAGGCGGAACGAAGCGACATGCTTACTGCTATCTGTGCATCGTATACCGGAAGGCAGTAAGAAAGGTCAAGAAAACGCGAGACTGGCGAGACCTCGAAGCAGCCAAGGACGCCAGGAGAGACGCGGACCGCGCGTTCAAGTGGAGACTAGTGCATCCCCCGTTGTTCGGGCCAACGGCACCGAGGGCGAAGGATCCGCGCGAAGTTCAATGGTGGCTCCCGCAGTCAGCGCGGGCTTGATTGGGGGTGGGGGGGCACGATGCCGACAGACGAAACCCGCGAGTTCTGGGGGCAGACGGCTCTCGAGGGGCGAGCCCTCCGCGAGTGCTGGCCGATCCCCGATGAGGCGCGAGCCAAGATCCTCGAGCGGATGATAAACATCATCCTCAGCGACCAGTCGAACGACCGAAACCGGATCAGCGCGGCCCGGGTGATCGGCACGTTCTCGGGCCTGAACCTGGATCAGCAGCGAATCGACCTCCTCTCCAAGGCCACGAGCGCCGACCAGGCGGCGGTGATCATCAGTGAATCTCTCCGACTCGCAAGCGGCCCGCGACCTGGCGGCCTTCCTGGGCCTGAGCAGGGATGACCCGGACGCCTTCAACCGCGGCATCGGGCGCCCGGACCTGTGGGCCAAGCAAGTCGAGATAGCCGAGAGCGTTTGCCGCTACCGAATCACCGTCGCCTACACGGGCAACGCGATCGGGAAAGACTTCCTCGTAGGCACCATCGTTCCATGGTGGCTCATCACCCGCGACGACTCGCTAGTGATCGTCACCGGCCCGTCTCAAACGCTCCTCGGTAGCGTCACCTGGAAGGAGATCCGGCGAGCCGTCGAAGGCTCGAAGCTCCTCGGCATCTTCCGGCCGAAGCTCAGCGAGGGGGTTAAGTCCAGCCCGCAAACGCTCGTGTTCGGCGCCCTGGACTCCTCGCGCCGAGCCCTGGGGTACTCCACCACGAGCGTTGAGCGTGCATCGGGCCAGCATGCGGCGAATCTCCTCGTGATCGGCGAGGAGGCATCGGGTATCCCCGATGAGATTTACGATGCGGTCGACTCGCTCAAGTTCACTCGGCTCTTGCTTATCGGCAATCCACTGCGGGCAGAGGGGCGGTTCGTCGAGCTCATCAAGCAAGCCCGCGAGGACCGCAAGAATGGGATTCCCCCGAATCAAGCCGTCAACGCTATCCAAGTCCCATCGACCGAAAGCCCTCACGCCGAGCTCGATCAATCCCCGTTTGGGCTCGCCGACCGAACCTGGCTCTTGGACGTCGAGCGGCGATACGGAAAGGACTCGCTATGGTATCGTTCTCACGTCCTGGCACAAATCCCGGATGTGTCGGCAGACGCACTTATACCGATGCCGTGGCTCGACTATGCCGCATCCGTCGTACGGATTGGACTTCCGGCGAACCATCCCGTTCACCGAACGCGGCGGATCGCGGCCGACCTCGGCGAGGGTGTGGGCAGGGACTCGACCTGTGTGCTCGTGAGGGACTCTCACGGGATCCTTGAGATCGTCGCGGGCAACGCCCTCGGATTGGCTGAGGCGGCCAGCGAGATTGCGCGGCTCGCGGTGAAATGGAACGTGCCACATGACAGGATCTCCTACGATCGTCTCGGTATCGGACGTGACCTGCGAAATCATCTCGCCAGGCACGGGATTAGTGAGGCTATCGGCTTCGCTGGAAGTGGAAGGCCCGCTGACCCCAGAGCTTTCACGAATCTGCGTAGCGAGGCTGCTTGGAAGCTCCGACGAAGGCTCAACCCTGACTGGTCTACTGACCCAGCCTTCCCCCTGGCCTCTCGACAGCCAGCCTTTCACATCCCCCCGCGAGACTGGTGGGCAAGCCTAAGAGAGGATCTCGAGGCGCTCACCTACGACCTCGTGGGCAACAAAACGCGGCTGATCCCGAAAGAGGATCTCCTCGCGAAGCTTGGGCGCTCGCCCGACCGAGGGGACGCCTTGATTCAGAGTTTTGCCTTTGATTGAGGATGCCATGCAGGGGACGCGGAAGCCCGATAACTTCTCGATTATCGACATGGAACCCGGCGATTACAGCCGGCAGACCTGGACCGGTGAAGTCCGTTGGTACTTCCGAGACCCGCATGGGCATATCGGCCAACTCTGCCGCGGGCACCAAGTGGCCGAGCATGAGGATGGTTCTATCACCGTTAGCCCATCGATCGCGTGTGACAACGGCATCAGCCATTGGCACGGATACCTTGAGCGCGGTGTCTGGCGTGAGTGTTGATTCAGAGCCGGATTCAGTCGTTCGCGTTCGATTGAGGAGAGGTCGCATGAGCGAAGAACGGATGTTGAAGTGGTTCGCCTTCGCGCATCTTCCCCCGTTCCTGCAAGCCATCTCGAAGCCGTTTAGTGAGCTGGCCCACGAGATCGAGCGGACGGTGGATCCCGGCCCCGAGCGAACCGTTGCGTTCCGCAAGCTCCTGGAAGCCAAAGACGCAGCCGTGAGGGGCAAGCTCCATCCTGGCGGCTGACCCTCCCCTCTCGCGTCTCATCCATCCTCAGCCGGGGCACTCGCTCCGGCTGTTTCTGTTTCCGGAGTGCCCTACACATGGCTCGTGGCGAGCGGCAGAAGCGAGAGCGGAAGCTTCGCAGGGAGCAAGAGCGGATGACTCGCGAGGGGTGGACGCAAACCGCCTATCGCAAGCCCGATGGCTCCTATTGCTGGATCCAGATCCTCCCGTTGAATCCCAAGCCTTCCCGCTGATTTCCGGAGTGCCCTGCAATGAAGTATGCGGTTGCGGCCCTGGGGGTCTTCGTGCTCGCCCTCGTCTGGCTCCCTCCGCTCACGGTGGTTGCTGGCCTGTGCCTCGTGTCCCGCTTCGTCACCATCATCCGCGAGGGTTGAACTCATGACTGCGAAGTGTTTCGACTGCGAGCGGCATTACCGCGTCATCAAGAACGACAAGCTGTGTCCCGACTGCGAGATCAGCGAATGGGAGCGGCAACGGGCGAAGGGCGCGGCAACTCGCAAGAGCCGCAAGCCCCGCTCCCTCGCGGTCCGGGTGGCGCCCATCGTGGTTGCCGTCCAGCCCATGCGTAGCCTCGCAATGCGGCTGTTCGGGAAGCGTGCGGAGAAGCCTTGACGATGGCCAAGCTCGGCGATTGGACGCGATGCACGACCGGCAAGATACCGCACCTGACCAAGGCCGGGGCGGTTGAGCAGCTTGCGTCCATGCGCCGGGCGGGCCACGGTCGCGGGCTCAACGTTTACCGTTGCGGTCGCTGCGGCTGCTATCACATCGGGCATCCGGTCGGATCGAGAAGCAAGAAGGGTCATCAACGATGAACGCGGTCGGAACCATCAGCCCTGGCACCGAGGCTGAGAGCATCTCGGACGATCGCGCGTGGATCCTCAGCGAGGTCGAGCGCGGCCTACCCAACGCCCGGGGGCGGATCAGCGAGGCGACGGAGAACCAGGCTTTCTACGACTTCGACGGATGCCGTTACCTTCAGAAGCGTGAGGCTGAGTCTGAACGCGACTTCGCCAACCGTCCAAAGCGTGAAGCGGGCTTCACCCAACAAGCCGTGAGGCGGCTTTGCGAGCACTCCTATTCCCCAGGCCCACAACGCAAGATCCAGGGCGATGGCCTCGCGGATAGCCTCCTCCAGCAAGTCTACGAAGAGAACCACATTGACGCGGTAATGAGCGAGTGTGACCGGCTCGCCACGCTCAATGATGTCGCGGCCATTCAGATCGAGGCGACGAACAAGCCCGAAAAGCCCATTGACCTGCGGATCTGGGGCGCGAACGAGTTCGAAGTCTTCTTGTCCCCCTCGGACCCCCGCGAACCCGTTTGCGTCGTCACCATCGACCGATTCAACGGCCAGACGCGATATCGGGCGTGGTTCGCGGATACAGTGGCCACGTACGTCACGCAGCCCTACAGCCCCGATCGCACGGCGGGCGCCCGAGTGGCATTCCCCCGGGGCGAGCAGCGGCACACGTACGGCACCATCCCGTTCGCGTTCCTGCATCACCACGCACCGGTTCGCCAGTTCTGGACGCCCGGCCCTGGCTCGTTCCTGCGACGAGCCGAGTTCCTCGTGAATGGCCAGCTCAGCGAACTCGCGGAGTCGATCCAGCGGTATCAGCGACCATTGGGGGTCTTCAAGAACGTCGATCCCAAGTACAACCCGGTCATCAAGCCCGGCGAGTTCATTCGGCTGATGAGCGGCGGCTCCTCGTACGACGGCGAAGGCTACGCGGGCGACGGCGAGCCCTCGGTGGAGTACCTCCAAGCAACGCTCGCGATCGCCGACGTCTGGGAGGATCTCTCCCGCTACCTCAAGCAGGTCTCGGCGGCCACTGACCTGCCGTTCTCGGCGCTCGAGCTCGACTATCAGGACGCACCGAGCGGCATCTCCCTCATCATCCGATCGGCGCCGCTCATCACCAGGGCGAAGAGCAGGCGGGCGATCTACCAGGCGGCGGAATCCGAGCTCGCGAAGGCCGTACTCACTTGCGCGGGCAACCACTACGGACACCCCGAGTTGGTTGAGCAGGCCAAAGCCGTTCGGTTGCTGCTCTCATGGGCAGACCCCCGCATCCCCGTTCCAGGCCCCGAGCGTGACCAGGCCGACGAATGGGAGATGCAGACCGGGATTAAGAGCCGCGTGATGGTCGTGATGGAGCGTTACGGCCTCTCGAGGGACCAAGCCCTTGAGCACCTGGCACAAGTCGCGGCCGACAACGAAGAGGCTGAGGCGATCGCGCCAATGGAAGAGGAGACGCCGGAGGAAGAGACCGGCGAGAACGAAGGCGAGCCCACCGAGCAACCCGCGGAGTGATCCCATGTGCTGCTATGACGTGCCATTGCCGAAGCGACCAGCAACGAAAGACGCCACCAAGGCGGCTCGCGTCATGGCGACCCTGTACGGCGTGAAGCTCGCGAGCCGGGCCAGTAAAGGCGCCGCGCTGGCCCGGGCGAAACGTGTGAGCGGCACCAAGGCAACGGGCGGCGGCATGTCGCCGTTCAACTCCAGTTGAGGAGCGTGGTCGATGGCTCAAGAGCAGTGGAAGCCGGCGACGGCGGATGAGGTCACCTCCAAGTTCGGCACCGGTGCCGTGCGGTCGAAGGATGCGGAGGCGACCCGCTACGACCTCATCAGCCCGATTGCCCTCGAGGCGTGGGCGAAGACGTGCGCCGAGGGGGCGGCCAAGTACGGCGATTTCAATTGGGAACGAGGCATGCCAGCGCATGACCTCCTCAACCACGCGATTCGCCATATCTACAAGTTCCTCGACGGAGACCGCTCTGAGGAGCATTTAGCCCATGCCTTGTGGAACGTCGGCGGGGCCATCCATTCGCTCGCGGTCTGGCACGACATCAACAACGGCACTTTGAGGCGGCCGGGCGGCCGGCCACCGCTCCACAACGCAATGGAGACGAAAGGATCGACATGACGCGACTCGGAATCGTCGGAGGAACGTTCTCGGCGGCCTTGATCCTCACGGCCCTAGGGGTGCTCCTCCACGGCCTGGGGCAGGGCAACGGCGATGAGGTGATGGCGGGCCTAATGATGCTCGTGTCCTGCCTCTCGCCCGGCCTGAAAGAGTGGCTCGCAACCTTCCGCGTGGTGAAGGACTGGAGCAAGGAGCCGCCCGAACCGGTCCCGAAGCCGGTCGAGCCCCAGGCGGCCCCACCGAGAACGAAGCGTAAGACCCTCTACCCCAGCGGCGATGACTACTGGCCTCAAGAGTGAACGGGGATCGACCATGCGACTCGGAGCACGCAAAGCGGGACTCAAGTCAGTAAATGGCCGCCTTGTCTCGGCCAAGAGCAAGACGGGGGATCCCAAGTGCTCCGAGGCCATGTCAGCCAAGGTTAACTCGCGGCTCGGCAATCCGGTCTCAATGGCGCTGAACGTGGCCAATCAGATCCTTGGCCGATGCCGCGCGATGGCCCACAAGCTCAAGCAAGGCTCTCACCAGCGATCGGCGGGAAACGAGGGCAAGGCCCAGCACTTGGAACACGTCGCGCGATCGGGCGGGCCTGTGACGGCGAAGGAGCGAGCGGCGAAGGCGCGGGAACTCGTGGCACGACGGAGAGACGGCGCGGTGGCGACACCCGACCTTAAAGCCCAAGCAGCTTCGCACCGGGAAGGGAAAGGCTCGCGTGGAGATCGACTCAATACACTCGCGGCCAAAGCGGAGCGGATTGCCCAGGGGCGATATGGGAAGCATGTACTTAAGGCAATCGATGCCGACAAGTTGAAGGCCACGGCAAGCAAGCCTGTGCTTCGGGCGGCGGCTGAGGCGAGCGACCGGGCTAAAGTGGACGCAATTTTGGCTCGGCGACGGGCGAACGCGCTGGACAAAGCCGGAAAGGCGGCCAAGGCCAAGCCCCCGGCGACCATCGGCGGCGAGAAGCAAGCCAGGCCCTCGGCTGCGAAGAAGACAGCCGCAGAGTCCAAGGCCGCGCAAATGGAGAAGCAAGCGACCCAGGACTATAGCCGCAATCCCGCCCTCGCTGAAGCCGGGTACGCGGCGGCCAAGAAACTGCGATCCGAGGCCACGCCCAAGGGACGCAATCAGCTACTCCCGACCCCTCCCAAGCGGACAGGACAGCCCCTTTACTACGCTGGCCGCGCGGGGAGCACTGATCCCGCCATGAGGCGGGCCGATGCCAAAGAGGGGCTTGAGGCGCGAGCCCAAAACCGAGCCTACTCGCTGGCTAAAGAGCGGGGCATCCCCGTTGCCGAGCGCGCCCGCGGCTCCGAGTATCGCAAGCTTCGGGCCGAAGTGCTGAAGTCTGGACGCGCGGCATTACGGCGGGCCACTCCCGACGCGGGCCGACGCATCGCCGAGCAGAACAAGCTTGCCGAGTCCAGGCTCCCCGATCGCTTCCCACTGTTCCTGAAGAACCCGGCGACCGCGGCCAAGCGGAAGCAATCAGCTAAGTAACAGCCCTTCGCCACTCCCTTTCCCTCACTGGAGAAACCATCGTGTCCGATGCAGCAACCGCCTACGTGCGGCCCGATGATTCCACGGCCGTCGCTCTCCTCAAAGAGCAAGTCGCCGGCCTCACGCACCGCCTGGAGAAGCTCCAGGCCGAGAATGCCGAGTTCCGTGACGCCCTGGAAGTGATCGGCGATGAGCGAGACGAGCTCGCCCAAGCGGCCGTCACCGAGGACGCCAAGGACGCGCGGATCAAGGAGCTCGAGGGAACCTTGCGGCTCGGCAAGCATCGCGAGACGTTCTCAAGCCTGGCGAAGAAAGCCGGCATCAAGGAGGAAGCCCTCGGAGACCTCTTTGACCTGATCCGCTCGAAGCCTGGCGAGTTCGGCGCGGATGGCAAGCTATTCGACGCGGATGACGCGGACGCCAAGGCTTACGAGGCGATCCTCTCCAAGGCCCGCGAGTCTCGCGGATATGCCTTCAATCCCGTGGAAGACGTCGCCGCGCCCACCCCCGGCCAGCCCCGATGGGACGACGGGCGATTCAAGCCCAACCAGACCCCGGACCCCGTTGGCGCCGGCAAGGGCGACGGGCACGCGGGGCGCGGGCTTGGCTTCATCGCCAGGGACCAGCTTGCGGCCTACCTGGCTGATCCCGCGTTCGCCCTCGACCCGGCGAATCGTGAAGTGATCAAGAACTCAATCAAGAACTGATCCAACCCCAACCCCGCTCTTTCTCAACTCGTTTCAGGGCTCGCCGCACGCGGTAGCGTTCGCGGCTTTCACTCGGGAGACCAGCGACCGTGGCGAACACTTTCACCGCATTCCATCAGACGCTTTTCGCGGCGAGCGATGCCTACAACGACGCCAAGGTGAGCCGGACGGCTCTCCTCGATTGCGTCTACAAGGACGTCAAGCCCGAGGCCGCGACCCAGGGCAAGACGCTCCAGATCCCGTTCCCCGACCTCGGCCCCATGCAGAGCGTCGGCAACGGCGCGCTGACCGCCGATGACGTCAACGTGCCTTATGTCACCCTCACGTTCCAGACGAGGGTGGGCAAGGCGATCAAGGCCACCGACTTCGAGCGTTGGCAGGCCAGCCCCGCGCAGCTCATGGAAAACTTCATGAAGCCCCTGCACGCGCGGGCGATGGAGTACCTAAACGGGGCGATCGCGGGCCTTGTCACCACTACGAATTTCAACGCCTCGGCGCCGATCATCGGCGCGACGCAGGGCGAGGTTACCCCGGTCGATCAGCTCGCGGCGTGGAACGCCCTGGCGGATCAGCGAGTCCCGCTCGAGGACTCGAGCAGCCTGAACCTGCTCACCCACAACAACGTCTACGCGAAGATGATGGGCGACCCGAATTGGGTCCAGGAGAGCATCGCCGGCGCCACCATCGCCATGAAGGCGCGGATGAAGGCCGAGATTGACTCGGCGTTCAATTTCACGCCCCGCTGGGATCAGCAGATGCCCGCGGCATCGGGCACCATCATCTACGGTGACGTCACGGTAACCAACGGCTCCGCGGCCGTCGTGGGTGTCAATTCGGCCTTCACCACGGACCTGACCACCGCGCATAAGCTCGTCTTCGCCAACGATCCGACCCGGACGGCTTACGCCATCTCGGCCATCGGCTCGGACACCGCGCTGACCCTGGGGTCCACCTACGCCGGCTCGACGGCGACCACCACGGCTCGCCGGATCAAGGCCCTCGCGGGCACCGTCTCCAACTCCGGCGGCGCCCTGACCGGCTCGGGTACGGCCTTCACCACCGCTCTGAGCGTCGGTGACTGGCTGTATGACGTGACCGACCCGGACGCGGGCACCTGGCGGGTTACGGCGATCGCCAGCAACACGGGCGCGACGATCGCTCCCATCGGCGCGAGTACCTATCCCTCGTGGTCGGGTGATACGCTGGCCGTCCAGAGCTATACGAATCTCGCCCTCCATAAGTACGCGATCGCCGTCGCTCTCCGGCCGATCGCCACGCCGGAGAACGCCCGGGGTTCGGTCGAGGTCGCTTACATCGACCTCAAGGGCATCCCCCTCCGCGTGATGAAGTCCTATCAGCACACGCTACAGGCCGAATTCGTCACCGCGGATTTCGGCTATGCCATCGGGGTCATGCGGCCCAGCTTTGGCGTGATTATCAAGTCCTGATCTCGCCGTCCCGCCGTTCGTCGTCAGTCATCGATGCCCGGGGAGTCATGCCCCCGGGCTTGTCTTTTCATATCTGGGGGATTGGCAATGGAACGTGTCGGCCTTGGGATTGGCGGCGGGAGTCTTCGCGGCTCGCTCGTGGTCGCGGATGGGCAAGGGTGGGTTGTTCAGCCGCCCGGCGCGACTGCCGGATTCGTGCTGACCTTGGATCCCACGGAGTCATCGGGGGTCAAGTGGGCGGCAATCGAGGGCAGCGAAGCGATCATGCCGGAGGCGGATACGGCCGGATCGATCGCGGTCTATGACGGCGAGGCGTGGGACGTCATCGAGCCGTCGGAGACTGACGGGCAAGTCCTCGTCGTCGACTCCGGGGCGGCTCTCGGTGTCGCCTGGGATGACATCCCCTCGCAGTTTCCCGCGGTTGGCGCGGCCGGCGCCATGCTCGTCTCGGACGGCTCGGCGTGGGTCTCGTTCGCCCCGGGCTCTGCCGTGAATGGGCAAGTCCTCGTGCGTGACTCCGGCGAGGCGAGCGGGGTCAAGTGGGGTTACCAAAACTGGCTCGCCGACACGCCGGTCACCGCGACCGACGGCACCACGGTTACGTTCAACCTGGCGACGAGTGATTGGCAAATCGTGACGCTCGGCGGTAACCGGACGCTCGCGATCTCCAATCCCACCGCGGGCCAGCAATTCACGTTGCAGCTCACGCAGGACGGCACCGGCTCGCGCACCGTCACTTGGTTCAGCGGCATCAAGTGGCAAGGCGGCGCCGCCCCCACGCTCTCCACGACGGCGGGAAAGATCGACGTATTTACGTTCAAGTGTACTTCCGTCGGCAATTACCTCGGATTCGTCGTCGGACAGGGCATGTCCTGATCTCTCGCGGCTCATTGGCGTCCGTGTCGGCATGGTTGGCGGTCCTGTCTGGGGGAAGCGATGGCGATCAAGACTACAGGGCAGCGGTATTTCCGTTCGGCGAATAATCAGGTCCAGCTCAGCAACACGGGCGAGGCGTCTTTCCACATCAAGGCCCGATTCGAGCCCGACGGGAACCCGGCGCAGTCCACAAGGACGATCCTATTCGGCGGCGACGGCGGCACTTATTTTCACATCTCCTACGGCGGACCTGGGACGGCGGCGGGCACGCTCAAGACCCGATTCTTTATCCAGTCCGCGAGTGCATCGACCTACCGGGACATCGATACGGCCGTCGGAGCGGTCTACTCGTTCGGCATCGTCTACAGCCAGACGACCGGGCATCGGTGCTTCGTGAACGGCCAGCGGTATAGCCTGCCGACGCTCGCCGGGGCGATGCCAGCATTCTCCATCGGCTTCGGCACCGGGCTTTGGACGGGCAACCCGCTCGGCTCGATCTTCAGCGTCCAGGATCTAGCCATGTGGGAGGGTTACGCGCTGACCGATCAGCAGTTCGCCGATTTGCGAGACGACGTGATTGACCCGGGCGACATCACCGGGGGCACGTGGCGAGGCTGGTATACGCTGGCGGGCACTCCTGGCGCGACGGTGACCCTCGGGGACGCGGGCCTGGCGAACCAGATCACCGGGCAGGTGGGCGGGGATTTCGACCTCACGGTCGCTGGCGGCACGGGGGCGGCGGTCTATGTCGCTCCGCTCGCCTGGGAAGCGACGTCCGAGCCCGAGGAGATCCACGTCGGCACGAGCGGACGCACGCTGTTTGTCTATATGAAGTCGATCGCGACGGGCATCGAGACGCTCACCAAGGCGTGCAACATCCCGCCGACACTAAAGCTCAACGGCTCCCCGATCGGCGCGGCCGTGCCGACGTGCATTAACACGAAACAGCGGTACGCGGCATTCAATTTCCCAGCAGGATTCCGCGCGGTGGCGGGCGACACGGTGACGATTTCGGCCCCGGCGAACTGGCTGGACACCGTTGCCGGCGCGTCCGACGCGATGGCTGATTTTGCGGTCATCAACAACACCGGAAAGTCATGCTTCCGCGGCGACGATTACGAGAAGACGCTGCAACTGGGGATCAATACTGAGTACGGCCCGACCGAATTCGGCTCGCTCGGCCAGTACATGAAGAATATCTCCAAGCGACTTGGGACTTTTCGTTTCGTCGATCAGTATGGCGCGAACGACCGGCCCACTAGGATGGCCCCTCCGGCGACCTCTTGCACGTCGCCGCTCTACACCCGAGACGGCGACAACGGCATCGACGCCACGGGCTACGTGGGTCCGACGGGGCTCTATGCCGTCGGTTGGGACGACACGCGGCCTTCCGTCCCGCTGAACGTGCGGATCTATGCCCGCGACACCGCAACAACGCTCGTGACCCCGCGGCCGGAATACGACAACCCCGGGGCGATCGACGGCGGCGGCGTGCGGCGAGGCGTCGTGAAGGTTTACGAGGTCGCGCGCAAGCCCGGGTCTACTAAGTATTCAATCAATATCGGCGCGATCTTCGAGAACGCGGAGGGGCGGCTCGATTTCGACAACCTCATCATCAACCATGAGCACGATTTCACGCCGGGGACTCCGACCGTCCTGGACAACTCGGACCCCTATGCGCTCTCGCAGACCTTCATCGACGCCTTCAAGGGCGCGAAGTCGATTCGCTGTTGGACGTCCCAGATCGGCGGCGTGACCTCTCCGACGCTAGAGCGAGAGCACACCCGGCCGCTAGAGGACTTTACTTGGAGCTTCGGCAAGAACCGATTCACCTGGCGAGTCGAGTGGATCCAGGCTTCGCCGCTTATCCTCGAAGACACGCCGTATTACTACCTCCCCCAGTTCGGCGAGAAGTACACGGCCACGCTGAGCGTTGCGTGTTCGTCGGCGGCTCCTTACGCCACGGACACATTCACGATTATCAAAGATGCCGGCCCGGGCAACGACATCATCATCGGATCACGCCTGTTCCTGGGCGACGAGATTTGCCGGGTTACCGACGTCCTCCCGTCGAATCAGTACGCGGTGATCAGAGGTATCGAGAACACGACGCCCACTGCCCATTCGGCCGGGACCATCGACGTCGGTTACCGCTCGCCGATGATCAACCCGGGCGGAAGCCCGAATACCAATTTCTGGAGTTCCGGGCACTTCCTGAAACTCACGTCCAACGCGCCGCATAAGCTCCTGACGGGATGGGTTCTTGGCATGTCCAAGCCCACTCCGATGATCCCATTCGCGGATGGAGAGGAGGTCGAATTAAGCGATTGGTGGGGCGCCATGGTCGTCACCGGCCCAGATACGGTCGTTCTCCGGACGGGACCAATGAATGCCGCGTCCCTCCCTGGATCGACCCTCGTGGCGCCAATCACGCTAGACCCGGCCGTGTATTACAGCTCGATCCTCATCCCGTCTAATCCGATCCTGCCTTTCGCGATGATGAGCAAAGCCGCCAATCAGATGGACGTGCCTAATTGCTTCTTCTGCCTGCCCAACACGGGCACGGATGACTTTTTCTACTGGATCGCCGAACAGATCCGCGACAACCTCGAGCCGGGCCGCAAGGCTTACATCGAGATCGGCAATGAGCAGTGGAACGGCGGATACAGCGAGCAATTCTCGTTCCACTTCACGAGCGCGACCTCCCTGTGGCCCGGTGAGACCCTGTGGGCATGCTACGTCGAGCGATACAAGCGTGCCCGCGAGATATTCGAGGAGGTTTGGGGGCCAGAGCGATCCGCGGACCTGCGATTCTTCATCAATCAGCAGACCGTGTTTGTTAGGCAGGAGGTTCTCAATTACGCGGCGGCACAAGACCCTCCGATCAAAATCGACGCCGTAGGCACCGCGCCCTATCACGATGCTGGCGGTAACTACATGTCGGCCGAGACCGTGGCGGCGTGGGCGACCCTGGAGCCGGACGAGATCATCGACCTCTGGATTCACAACCTTTGGCATCCGGTGGGAAATTACGGGCCGAAGTATGCCGCGCAGAAGTGGCTCGAGCACATGGCCACTTACACGGCCGCGACGGGCTTCCCGCTGGAGCTCATCACCTATGAGGGCGGGTTCAATAACTTCCTGACCTCCTCCATAGCGAACTATAAAGAGAAAGAGCACGACATTTGGTATCACCCGAATATGTACATTTGCATTCAGGACATGATTGCAAATCTGCAAGAGGGCGGATACACCATCTTTAACTGGTTCGGGAGCTTCGGTGCGTGGTTCGCGGCCCGCAACTGGTGGCAGTTGTACCAGTACCACTACCACGAGGCGGGGCGGGGCGACGGGTCGGACGGCAAGGCGAATAACTTGCTCTGCCTGGCGCGGCCGGGGCAGGTGAATACCAAGCTCCCGACGACGAACCAAGATTATGAAAATGTGTGCGTCGTCGCCGGGGCCTGGCTCGCGTGGAACGCGGAGGAGGAGCCCGAAGAACCGCCTCCTCCCCCGGACACCACGATCGTTGTCGACACTTGCACCGACACGGCCGGGACGGCGGCGACCGCGCACACGCCGGAGGACGGCGGCGCAATCACCGTCGTCTCGGGGACGTCGGCGGTCGTCACTGCTGCGGGGCGGTTCAGGCAGGGCGCCACGAGCGCATCGTCGGTAATCCACTACTACGCGGCGAACCCGGCCACCGCGGATTACAGCGTTGCGGCCGACGTGATCCAGCTCACGGTTACGGTCAGCGCCATCGCGGGTGTCTTCGGCCGATACTCGGCGGGCGCGGATAACGGGTACTACCTGCGATATTCGCACGCATCGCTTGCCATCCAGCTTTACCGCAGGCTCGCGGGTACGTCGGTGCTCCTCGCGAGCTACGCCTACACCGCGACCCTGAATACGCCGTTCCGGCTGCTCTTGCAGATGTCCGGATCAACCATCATCGGCAAGCTCAACGGCGCGACGGTGATTAGCTACACGGACGGCACGCCCATCACCGCGGCCGGGCATCCCGGATTCGCCCTGGCGGGCTCCACCACACCCGGCGACTCGGTGGGCCTCCAACTCGACAACATCAACGCGGATGACGCCGGAGAGGTCGTGTCGCCTGCTACCAGCTTCGGCGCGGGCATCCTCGTGGGGGTCTAATCCGTGGGAATCGACCTCAAGATTATCGCGGGAACCTCGAGAGACTTCCCCCTTTCGGCGATGACGCCGGAGGGGGCGGCAGTCTCCGAGGATCTCACCACCGCGGCGGCGCCGACGGCCGTAATCTGGCCTGGCGGCGACCGGCCCGCGATCGTAAATCCCTCGGCCTCGTGGGTCAGCGCGGCGGCCAAGACGTTCAAGGTATCGCTCGTCGATGCTGACACGCTGGCGGTCCCCCCGGCGACCTACTATCTCCAGGCGTGGGCGGTCCTCTCCGGCCGTACGCTCTCGCTCCTGCCCGAGGGGACCACGCTCGAAGTGCTCCCGACTCCGGGCGCCGTCGCCAAGCGCCCGAGTTATATCACGATGGCCGATGTTCGAGCCATCGCCCCTTGGATTGACGACCTCCAGGTGCCCGACTCTCACGCCGGCTTCGATCGCCAACTCTCCGATTCGCGGGATTGGCTCGACGAACTCATTGTGTCCAATTACAGCGGCTCGGGCGGCGAAGTGCTCGGCGGCCACGGAGTCGCCTGGAATGCGTGGTACGGGGGCGGGACAAACCTCCTGCCTGACCAGTGGATCAAGGATGAGCTCGCGGCGAGTCACCTCCTCGTGACGCCTCGAATCAAGGATATCTGCTCTTACTACGCGATCTATCGCATTTGCGAAACGATGATTACTCGCACGGGCGGCCCTTACCTGGCCATCGGCGCCCGCGCCCAGGGCAAGGCGGAATCGCTCCTCGTCTCGACAATCGCGGAGATCGACACCAACGGCGACGGACGCGGGGATATCCCCGTTTCATTCGCTTCCACCAACGTGCGATGGGCTTAACCCATGTCGACGATCGAATCACTCGACGCGGCGCCGCGGACGCTGGTTTTCCGCGCAATCGAGGGGATCTTGCGGGAGGATCCCGTCCTCTCGAAAGTCATCCGCAAGGACTCGCTGCGGGCATGGAAGGGGCTCGGAGTCGACCCGATGCCGTTCGGGATCGTACACGTCCCAGCGCTACGGATCTCCAAGGCGACCAGCGCGGATCGGTTTGCTACCCCGGACACCATGAAGGGCGGCCTCATCATCAAGGCCGAAATCCTGCTCCGCGGCGGCAACACGGATCACATGGACAACTTTTGGTGGGCGATCTGCCGGGCTTTCTACCCCGTCGACCCGATCCAGCGGTCTCGGATCTGTACCAGGCTCCAGAACGCGGGCGCGAGATCGGGGCTCATCGTGTTTGACCAGCCGGCTTACGACATGGAGCCAGACGGCGAGTTGCAGGCCGGCACCGGGGCATTCTCGATCGACATCGAATCCAGGTTCAATTAAGCGAGGGGTCACCGATGGCACGCGAGTTCCTCTATCTCGTCAATGAAACGTCGTTCAAGACCACGGCGACTCCCACTGTGGGCACCAATGCCTTTTACATCCGCCTGGACGGCGGCAACGCATTCACGATGCGGCCGAGGCGGGTGGATGTGAAAGTCCCCTACGGCGGCGGCCTGGCGACTCGGCGGTTCACCGTCGCGGATAAGCTCGAGCTAAAGGGTAGGCTCGTCACGAAGCTTTACGCGAGTAAGCTCACGGAGTTCTTGCTCGGCAAGTGTGCGGACGCGAGCGGCGGCGACATCGGCTCGTTCACCGCCTACCACGCGATTCAGCGGAGCGACAACACTTACAAGCGGCGGGGCTACCTCGGCTGTAAGGTCGAATCGTGGACCCTCGAGATCAGCGAGGATTCGACGATCGGGACGCTTACCCTCGAGCTCGCCGCATCGCAGCCCGTGGGGGTGAGTTTCGGTGGGGTGACCTCCAGCGACCCGGACGCTACGGCGTTTCCCGCGCCGACGGATGTGCAGTTGCCGAGCAATCCTTATGTGTACATTAACGCGAGCGGCGGCCTCACGGTGGGATCGTCTCGCTCCAAGTTCAGCGGCGTGACGATCCGCTCTCAAAATAAGCTCGCACGGCGGTACTTCGCGACCCCGTTCCTCGATGTGCTCAAGTTCGTCGGCCGCGAAACCACGATGGAAGTCAATCATTTCTTCATGGCCAGCCCCGACGATCGCTCCGTCTATGAGGCACTGACGGAGCAGACCGTCAGTTTCACGCTGGACAACGGCGATTACTCCATGCAAGTCAACCTCAACGATAACAACGTCTTCGACGGCGTTGAGGATAACCTCGCCCTGGATGACGTCTACACCCAGCAATTGACCATCGGGAATCAGTGGGAAGATGGGACGGGCGACCTAGCCTTGGCCTTCACGGAACCCGAGTGATGAGCACCCGAGTAGGCTACCGAATCCGGGGGATCGAACCCCCGGACCTCTACCTCTACCCCGATAGCGTCAAGCTCATGTTTTGGGGGTGGGCGGTCCCCCACGGCCTCGAGGCCAAGCATCGAGAGCTATCCCAAGGCCTGGACAAGGACGGCAAGCCGCTCCGGCCGCTCAAGCCCGAATCGATCAAGCATCGCAAGAGCGAGGTCGGGCCGACGGACCCCCACGGACCACCGCTCCAGCCCTCGCACGCGCGTTCTCGCGTTCACTCCCTCCTCACCGGCCGGGCTCACACCACCTCGGCAGAGTTCTGGTGGCGGTTCGATTCAGTCACCGGCAAGTCGTTCGCGGCGGTCCTCTCGCACCAGGCCGAGCGCGGGCGCGACGTGTTCGGGCTCTCCCCCAAGGCCACGGCATGGGTGAAGCAAAAGACCCACGCGAAATGGGAAGCCTGGAAGCGCTCGACGCAGACCCAGGTGCAGCGCGCGGCCATGCCGGGCAAACAGATCGCCTACCAGCCAAAGACACCCGCGCGGCCGGTCCCCGTGATCGCTCGGCGGGGGCGAACCGACCTCGAGAACATGGACGCAGGCCCGGGCGCCGACCTCGGCCGCACGCGCCGGGCGATCCGCGCGGGGATGCACACCGGTTTCCGCAGGCTGAACGCACATGGGGAACGCTGGAAGCCCCTTTATGGCGACGAGGGCTCCCCGCGTCCAACGGTGACGCAAAGGAAAGCCGTAGAGAAGGCCCTCGCCGTGCGGTTCCGTCCCGACCCGCGAGCGTCGTCGCGTCGTGACGTCACGGTCCTCGTGGACGTCCAAAAGCTCGACGATGCCCTCGCCGCGGACCCGTCTTTCTACGTCGCCGGCCCCGACTCGGGCGCGGCGCTCTCGGGGCGGTATCGGCAGTTCGAACGGTTCTTGCTCGAGGCCAGGGCCAGGGATTCAGCCGTCTCCATGCCCCGGCTCTCGATCGACTCCGAGGGGCGGCCGGCAGTCGTGGACGGGCGGCATCGTCTCGCCGTGTTTCGCGACCAGGGCGCGGCCGTTGTGCCCGTGACGGTGCATCGCGACGACGCCAAGCGATTCCGCGAGGCGTTCGGCGCGTCCCGTTCAATCCTGGGGGCTCTGGTTGCCCTCCTACGCACGCTCGCGGGGTGACCCATGATCCTCCGGTTCAACGCTGGCGATGTCTCAGTGGGCCTGGGGCGGCTCCAGGGCAAGCTCGCGGCAATCGCGCACATCGCCGACCACGCCAGCCCCTTGATGCAGCGATGGGAACGGGTGATCGAGGAGGACAACCGAAAGGGTGTGCTCGCGGGGACCGACAAGGACGGCAACCCGCCCGGCCGACCGCTCATCTACCGTCCGCGCGGCAAGGGGGTGAAGCTCACCATTGCCCAACGGCTGGGCCAGTCGCCGAACAAGCGGCGCGGCATCTACATGGGACGCGGGCCAGCGGCGAGCGGCCTTCACAACAACCTGACGACCAGCGAATACCGCAAGCTCACCGGCCCGCGACTCGCCCCACGCCGGCAGTTCTCGAGGATCATCACCAACCTCGAGACGGGGCACGGTCGCGACCCCGCCAATCCTCGGGTTTGGTTCGCGGAGGGGGTTTGGCGGGAGGTTGTGACGCCGAAAGGCCGGGGCTTCCTCCGCTATCACTTCGACGGCGAAGGGCAGTTGCGTTACGACCTTCGCGGCGTGCGGCCGGAGGGGCGCCGGCTACTTTTGGACGCACTGCACGAGTGGGCGAAACTCGAGATCAGGGAACGTTTTACGGCTGGATAATCGCCGTTTTCCCTGGCAATTTGTGCGCGGATTATGCGCGGCGCCATACGTGGGCAAGGGGTGACCAGTGGCCGACGAACGAATCAAAGCAGAGCTCATCCTAGAGAACTCCGCTTTTATCGCGGCTATGAACGCGAGCGAGCTAGAGACCTCGGAGTTCATCAAGGCATTAAACCTGTTCGACGCGGACGGCAAGCGGGCTTCGCAGTCGACGCGATCACTGACAGAGGAGCTTAGGCGGCTGACCGTCGAAGAGATCAAGCTCGTAGAGGTCGAAAAACAGGCGTCCTCGGCCCTCCAAGCGGAAACCGCCCAAACGCAGGCGGCCACCGCGGCAAAAAAGGGGCTCGCGACAGCCACCGACGCGGCGACGGCCAGCAAGAGGCAATTCGGCTCGACGGTCCTCTATGCCAGTTACGCCGTTCAGGACTTCACATCCCAGCTCGGTACGCGAGGGCTCGCGGGCGCGTTCGGGGCGATCCAGAACAATATCCCGCAAGTGCTCATCGGGCTCGGCGCCGGCGCCGGCTTCACGGGGATTGCGTCTGTCGCTGCCGTCGCGGCGGGTGTGCTCGCTGAAAAGCTGATGAAGACGAACGAGCAGATCACCGAGAGCACGAAGAAGCTCCAGGAGCAGGCCGAGGCGGCAAAAAAGGCCGTTGACGCGATGCAGGTCAAGGCGGACCCGGGCACGGCGGGATCGGTCGCACGCCAGGGGGCGACGATCGACCAGGTTTTCGCCGGAACTCAGATGGGCGGGATCAGGAAGGGTGTCCTCTCGAGGATCCTCGGCGGCGCCGGCGGCTCGGACATGACGCGGCAAGAGCAGGAGGATGAAACCAAGCTTCAAGGCGAGCTCAGCGGGTTCGACGCGGCGACGGATGAGCAGATTCGGGCGCTCCCCGTCCAGTTCCAAAACAAGTTCATGAGCGACAAGGTTCGGGCGGATCGCGAGACCGAGAGGGCGGCCCTAAACGATCGCCTCCAGGCCCTTCAACAGTCCGTGGCCGAGCGGAGGACGAACCGACTCCTCCAGGATGCGGTAAAGCCCGGGAAGGCGGGCGAGAAGGCCCGTCGAGAGCTCGCGAACATGGCCAACGGTGCGCCAAACGGGACGTTTCCGCCTCAGTTCGCCGAGCGGTTGCGGGATCTCAACTCCCAGGACAACCGGACCGCGCAACAGGCGATGGATCAATTCGGCCTCGAGTCGGACATTGAGCAGATGCAGATTGAGCAGGGCATCAACGCCGAGAATCAGCGGAAGTGGGGGCGGCACTCGGTAGGCCCTGACGCGATCCGGCAGCGGAACCCCCGCAATCAGTGGGGCTTTGGCTACGAACCCGAAGACGTCGAGAAGGCCAACCGCGCGGGGGTCACGGGCGGCCGGTTCGGGGGGATGACTCCGGCCGAGTGGCGCAAGCGTCAGCAGGCGGCGGCCGAGCGGCCCGTGAATCCGAACGCCCCGAACTCGGACCAGAACGTTGCCCCGGGGCTCGTGGCGCAGCAGCAGCAGATATTGCAGGCGATGGGCCAAGGGCTCGTGGCGCAGGCTGAGGGGCTCGCCGGGATTAAGGAACTCCAAGGGCAAATCAACATCCTGAAGCGCGAGCAAGAGCGGATGGTGCGCGGCTTCCGCGACGCGCGGCGAACCCAACAGATGAACGGGGGAAACTGACGTGGCCGACGTCCTCACGATCGATGGGTCTCCCGTGGATCTCGTGGCCACGTGCGCGGCGATCGACCATTGCACGGTATTCGCGCGTGGCGGGATCCCAGAGCTTCGGTTCTCCAAGCTCGTGGGAGCCCTCGCCGACCTCCCCGACCCGTGGAGCGGGAAGAGCGTCACCTGGACCCACGGCGTGACGGTGCGATTCGCGGGTGACGTGGTGGGCTACGCGGAACGCTATGAGCAAGAGGTCGGTTGGGTTCGCGAGTACCGAGCCCTGGGGCTCCGCAACCGGGCGGATCACATCCCTGTCACCGACTCCAACACGCTCAGCGACACTGCCTCTTTCAATCAGCCGGGCGACGACATC